TAACAACAACAGTAGATTATACTGCGGCTACTAATACAATTCTTCGTAAAAGTGGAACTGCTCTTAACGCATCTACGGTCTATTCAGTAGGAAGTACCATTACACTAGGTTCTTCCGCTACTGGTGGAAATGACGGTGAAGTTACTATTGTTAGTATTGCTGATGCTAATACTATGGTTGTTTCAGATATTGGGGCAGATGCTACTGATGACGAAATTACGATTGTTGGGAATAACTTTTCCCTACTTGCATCGGATTTGGGACTTTCCCAACTTAGTCATATTGAAATATTGGGTCAAGAAAATAACTTAGTTAAACTAAACACTAGACTAACAACCGCAGGTGCTTTGTTTCAAGAAACAGCCGCACTTGCCGCTAATGGGGAATATTTGGTTCTTCAACCATCTACTCTTTCAACGGGTGCAGTTGTGAACGGCGATATTGGTACATTTAGAATTAGAGCATACGGACTACTTTGAGGTGATATAATGAAGGTAAAAAATACTACTGGTGGAACTAAAGTAGTTCTAGGTATATCTTATCTAGGTAATCAAGAATTTGATGCTGATGAAGAAATGCGTGGTATTTTTATAAGAAACGGTTTTACCATTTTGGAAGAAACTGTTGTGGAGGAAGTGGAAGAGATTGTTGAGGAAAACGATGAAACAGTCTCTCCACTCCCCGACTTAGATTCTATGACTAAGAGAGAATTGCAAGCGCATCTCCGAAGTCTAGGTATTTCTTATAAAATGTCTCAATCTAAGGCTAACTTGCTAGATTTACTTAATGAAGAAGAGTAACTTTTATTAGTTACCAGTCTTTGCCATTAACTAAGAGGATGATAATATGACTATGAATTCAACGAAAATAACAGCGAACACTCAAGTTTCTACAATAGGTGGAAAGTTTGATGGATTTATTTACCATAACGGTGCTACTGCATCTGTGGTAAATGTATTCGATAATAATGCGGCAAACGCAACTTTGCCCTGTAATTATAATAACGACCCTACAATTGTAGCACCCGATACTACGGGCTTGAAGGCTGGTATGTTTGTAACAGGAACAGGTATTCCCGATGGGGCTACAATTGTTTCTATTACAGATGGAACAGATTTTGAACTAAGTGCTAGTACAACAGGTGGTAATACTGTGGGAGGGTTATTAACATTTATTGATGGAGATAACCAGATTGGTAAATTTATAATTGCCGCTAATACATCTGATGTAATTAGAGGACTAAGTATTACCTGTCGAACTGGAATAAAGATTATCGCTGATAATTTTACAACACTAGAGATTTACGCCCTTACTAATTAGGGGGTGTAAATATAACTAATATACCAGAATTTTCATACATAACCCCTGAGGCTATTAAAGTAGGTACGGGTGATGCCGTAGTTAGAAAGACGTGGAATGTAGAATTATCGAAAGAGGCTATTCTTTCATATATTTTATATAAGGCATCTGCTATAAATGATAGTGCTAAAACTAAAATTGGTAAATTGACTACTGAATTTAGTCTAAAGAACATGGTTACTTTTTTGAGTAAGAATCACAATGTAGGTGGTTACGATGACTCGGAGTTTGACCAGATTAACAAAGAAGCGTTAAAGCAAATTAGCGATATGCGTTTGGTTGATTTGATAGGTGTTAAATCCTCCGAAGGGGAAGATGTAATAACTGCAAAGGAAGTATTAGAAGGTTATTTTGACGATAAAACTAAAGAAAGATTAGGTAAACATTTGTCATATGCAAAACAACATGACGAAATGATAATTGTTATGAAAAGGGTGGGCGATAAATTAGAAAACCAAAGAACTTCATCGGCTTCTAAAATTAAAGATTTTACAGTAGGCGACCTAATGAATGAGAGGAAAACAAATCTTGACTTTATTACATTCTTTGATATTTTTGACGACAACTTTGTGGAATACTTTGGTGAATTGTTACCTGTATATACAAAAGTTATGACAGACGAACAAGTTCAAGAGAAA